AATAGCGGCTCACATACTCGGGGGCCACTGAGCCGTAAACCTCAACGCGGGTAACGCTGATCAGCGCCGCATAGGGTAGCGGGATAACACGGTCAAGGGAGTGCGGAGACGGGGACAGGTTCGGCCATGTCTTGGTGCCGCTATACGCCCAGTCCCATAGAGTCAGAGTCCAGTCTCCCGGCTCAAGGTCATAGCCCAGAAACTGGATAACAGAATCAGTCGCCGACAGCAGCACGCCGGGGAGCAGGGGATCGGTCGCATCAACGCCTAGATACTCGGCAAGATCAGCGGCCAAAACCGGGGATGCTAGCGGGTCACTCGTCCGCGCCGTCATTCTTCACCTCGTCGGGCTCGATGACTTTCTTCTCTCGCTTGCTTGCCTTGGGCTGCTTTTGCACAGGCTCAAGGATGCCGCTCTGAATAAGGCGGGAGTAATAGGGGGTATTGGGGTCAATATCCATCTCGGAACCGATATGGAAGTACCGCAATGGCTTTGCTACTCGGTATTTCATGGATTGCACCAGAAAGGAAAAGGGGCGGCGAACCGCCCCATTCCATTACGCTGCTACGGTGAAGGCACCTTTACAGAATGCCAGCGGACGGCTGATGCCCAGCGCGTACCGCTCTTCCGCCAGAATGGTAATGGCGTTCTGAGTGAAGTTCACATCGTGATGCTCGGAAGTGCGGATGGATACGCCCTCGCGGACATAACGCTGCGCACCTAGAGACCAGTCGCCCAGCAGGAACGTGCTTTCTGCAATCGCGTTGGTCACGATTACCGGCACGCGCCATACGGTCGGAGTCTCGCCAGAAGTGGCCGCGAACGCTACCAGCAGGTAGTGGCCGTCGGTCGCCTTGGCGGTTTCCAAGGTCTGCCAGTCAACGGGGTTCATCACCAGGCCGTTGATGTTGTAGTACTCGTTAACCTGACACTCGGTGATGGCCGCACGGATGTGGTCAATCATCGCAGCAGGAACGTCAGCAGCAGCCGTGCCGCTAGCCAGCTCGCCCACGTCGTTGATGCTGGAATCTTCCAGGATGCCGGTCAGGTTCTGGCCGGTGCCGTCGCCGTTGAGCAACTGGTCATCAGACTCGAGCTGCAGCTTGTAGGTCAGCTCAGAGTCGATGATGGATTGCAGCATCGGCGCATCAGACAGCACTTGGCGGGATGCCTTAGTGTGCACTGCGATGGTCGGGATGCTGACAGTCACCAGTTCCCAAGTCAGGGTGGTGCTAGCCTTGGTGGCCAGTTCGCCCTCACCAGTGCCGATGGTGGTTCCCTGCGGTGCAGCCGGGTCGCCTACGGTAGCCAGACGCATGATCTCGACCGCATTGGAGCTGGTCGGAATGGCCGGGATCAGGTCAGCGATGCGCAACTGACGCATACCACCGATGGAGCGGTAGACGGTCGGGTCACGATCAGGGCGAACCAGTGCGCCGCCGGAGCCAGTAGCACCAGTGATGTCCTTCAGGTTGTAGCTCTTGCCCAGCAGGTTGCCGCCGTCGATGGCTTCCTTGGCTTCAGTGACGAACGCCTGACCCATGGATTTGGCTTGCTCGGGCTGGCCAGCACCAGGGCGCTTCATCTGCGCCATCAGGTCAGTCAGCTTCTCTTCGTACTGCTTGGCCATATCGTCCATGGACTGCTTCAGCTCTTCGGCTGCCTGCTTGGCTTCCGCACTGCCATCGCTGGCTTTTTTAAGCTCGGACTCGTGCTGCTCTTTCAGGGTCTTGAGTTCGGCATGGTAGCCGGAGACAGTTTCCGCCATCTCTTTGATTTCTTTCTGCAATTCAGCGCTCATTGTGAGGCTCCTTGTAACAGTGATTTAAGGTTACGGATCTCGGCCAAAATATCGGCCTCTTGCTCTTTGTGGTCTGCCTCACGCAGACGCGCAACGCCAGCGGATGCGATAGCACACGCTTGGCTCTTGGATAGCCCTGCCTCGCGCAAGACTCTCTCAATTTCTTTGGGCTCTAGGGACTTCACCCCGGTGATGACGGCGGCCTCGTTCATGGGCCACGTCACTAGCGAGTATTCCATCAGCTCCACTTCCTTGAGCAGCCGAACACCGTCATCCTTGTACTCGGATTCCTTGACGATGTAGCCGATGGACATGGAGTCTATAATACCCTCTTTGACCAGCTCTAGCGCTTCATCACCCTGTGCCGTCTTGGCAATATAGGACTCAACAAACAGGCCGTTTTCGTCCTCTTGCATCTTCACCGGCTTGCCGATAGGCATGTTGCCGTTGTGCTGCCACAGGACTTTCACCCGTGCGGCCTTCTCGGCCAGTGTCTTGGTGAATGCGCCACGGATGATGATGTCACCGCCTTGGTCTAGGTCGTAGGTGGAAGCATAGCCGGAAATAATGCGCTTCTCGGCGTCAATGTCTTCTGCCTTGAATTGCAGGGCTTTATATTCCACGGCGTCCTCGCTTTTGGTTATAACCACGCGCCCACTATAGCACAGTTGGTTATATTGCAAACAGTGCCCTATGCCAACTCGAAAACCACGGCACAGCGGCAGTTAATCACATTCGCCGCACTCCCAGCCGGATCACCCGGATACCGCAACTCCTCGTTACCGTTCACACCCCGAATCACAAACCGCTCATTCATCCCGACGCGCTGGCCATCCGCCGCCAGATGATCGAACTTCGCCCCGTCCGCAATCGTCCTCGTCCGCTCACCCTTCGACGACACCCACACGCGGACCATATCCAGGTTCGCGGCTTCTGCCACGCTCTGAGCCGATGCCTGGCTAGCGGCGTGAACCTCGGTCCTTGCGATGGTCTGCGCACGACTGGCGGATTTCGTGGGGGCCGTGTCGCGTATCAGCTTGCCTATCTCGCGCTCACTCAGGCCGTCACGGATGCCGCGGCTGATGATCTGCCGGACGCTGTTCTGCGTGGTCTGGGTGATCTCGGTAATCTTGGCCGCGCCAATCGTGTTCATCCACGACTGCATCAGCCTGTCCGTTACCTCGGTGGGCTCGACCTCATCCAGGGATTTCGTCTCGATCTCTCCGCGCCATGATCGCTGGGCACCGGTCATGTGTTCGGCCATGGCCTGCATGGAGGATCGCCAGACGGTTTCGAGCAGGCGGCCAACCCGGCGTTCATGCTCCGGCCCTATCGCATCAGGGTTGAGCGACGATGCAGCACCTCGCATAGCTCTGGCGATTTCGCGGGACAGGCGGCGCTCGAACTGCTGCGACATCCTTGCCAGCATCAGCTCCTGCAGGCGCTGCTCTGCCCTGCGGCTTCGCCCGGTGAGGGTCGCCACTACTGCGCCCCCTCTCCCTCACTTCGCGGCGTGAACGATGCAGCGGGTGTCAGGATGGCGCGCGCGTCTTCGTCAGACAGTGCCGGGAATGCAGCGGCAATCAGGCCAATTGCAGACTCGAGCGGCAAGTCGCCAGATGCAACCAGTTGCACGATCTCAGACAGGCTGCTGATCTGGGCACCGTTTAGCGCCTCGTCCTGCACCTTGCCAGCGCCGGCCTGAACGTCAATTCCTTGACCTTCTCCAGCATCATCAACGCCTGGCTCGAAGTCCTCAAGCGGCTGATCAAACGACGCCGGTATCAGACCGCTCGGGATATACCCCACGTCGCCGCCCTCGATGTCATCCAGCCCCATCTCGAGGTGCTGATTGATCTGGTTGAACGGCACGCCCATCCGGTACAGTCGCTCGGCAGATTCTAGCTTCTTGTCCAGCCCCTCGCGCAGGGCTGCTACGTTGGACGTGTCGTAGTTGATTCGCCACTCGGGGCCGAAGTCAGCGGCAAGGGAATGGGTAAGCTGGCGGCGCAATAGCTCAAGCTGCGGGATAACGGTATTCTCCCACAACTGCTTATTCATGCTCTCAGCGTTGGCAAGGTTAACGTCTTCGGTGAATCCAAGCGTGGCGAGGGAAACGCCAAATACAGCGGCAATCTCTGCCCAGACAGCTTTGCGGCTCTGCACGAAATCCATTTCGACGGCGGTCTGCCCCATCTGATTGACCTTGCCGGACGTGAAAAGCGGCTCCCTGGCATTGGATGGCCCGCCCTGCTTCTCTCGCCACTTCTCTTTCATGGCGTCGATCTGCTCAGGCTGCGTGCCCTCTGGCACCTCGATATGAATATCCAGCACGCCACGATTCTGCAAACTGGCCTTTTGCCACACACCAGACTCTCGGTCGATGTCCGTCGCCCTGCCCGCCGCCATCAGCACAGGCATACCGAACCACCGGCTATTAGGGTTGGGCATCTTCAGGTGGATCATGTCCTCGGGCTGGATGCGCACCTTGGTGCCCTGCTCATCGTACTCGTAATAGTCGACAAGCTGCTGGGTGCCGGGCTTGAGGCGCATGTACTGTGCGGGCAGGTGCCATAGTGCGACAGGCTGGCGGCCATTCTTCACTTCGGACAGGTAGGCGTTCCCAGCAAGGTCCAGGCTCTGGCTGAACTGATAGACCAGCTCATACATGGACTGCTCAGGGTTGGGCCGGTCAAGCAGGCGCTGCAATGGGCTATTCTCGGCAGGCTCCCACTCGCCCTCCCGGTTCTTGCGCTCTGCTACCCACGGCACAGACGCCAGCAGCTTGGCCCGCTTCTCAACGGCTGCATACACGATAGCAGAGGCGTTATAGCCTTCCTTGATGGCCGTCTCTGCGTCCCACTCATAGTCCCGGCGAGCGAATAGCCACCATCTGGGGGTAAGCTCAGGGAGGGAAGCGGACTTGATGGCCAGCCGTAGCTGTTGCTCAGGCGTGTAAACGGGCGTTTGCAACTTGCGTGAAAAGGGCCACATGGGCGCTGTCCTGTGTTGTTCGTGGGCTGGTTATATGCTACCCGATTCTCTACGGTCTTGCACTGCGCCTGACTTGAGGGCCTTGTAGGCACCGCGCTGGCACTCGCCTAGCCTGCCTGCCTCATAGGTTCGCTCCGGCAGGTGCTTAGTGTACTGCCGGGCTTTCTGGCGTAGCTTGCGGGCTTGTTTGGCGTTCACTGTTGCCTCCTATGCGAATACAAATCCAGGCGCGGCCAGCTTGTTAAACGCCCCGCCTGATGCATCGATCTGATCCTTGTACTTGCCCACCGGGAAAGTCTTGTGCTCTTCAATCAACGCCTGATTCCATGGGCCTTTTACCACCTTCACGTTTCCAGCCTCAACCTGCACAGCATACGGCTCGGCTCTGACTGCCTTGTCCCCGGTCGCCCTTTCTGCCTTTATGGTGAAACCGGCCAGATTTCTAACAGTTGACTCGGCGGATTCCTTGCCTCCAGACCCTGGCTCTTGCTCAATCCATATCTGTACGCTCTTGCCGTCCAGTTCTGCCGTCTGCCGGATAGTGCGTTCACGCTCTGCCGCGCCCCATTGGCCGCGAACAACATCGAGGATATACCACATCCCATCATTGGTCAGCCCCATCTTGACGCCAGCCGTGTACGCCCCGCCGCCATCCGTCCCGGCCTTATCCCAGTAGCGGACAACCTTCTTCATGTTGGCTGGCGCGGCATTGACTATTTCCAGCTTTTGCCAATCAAAGAACCCGCCACCACGGGGCGCTGGGCGCTGCTGGAATTGACCGGCAACCGCCATACTGCCCATGACCTTTTTGTCCCGGTCGATAGTCTCCCTGCTGAACCGACCAGGGAACAGCAGCTCACCCTCCTCTTTTCTTGGATCGCTGAACCCAATGGACGTAGTGCAGTGCCGCTCAGGCTCGTATTCCATGGGCAGGCATAGATGCTCATACCCAAGGTCGCTCTCAAGGATGTGCCCTGACACGTCCGTCTCGTGAAGGCGCTGCATAACGATCACGATGGCGCTGCTGTCCGGGTTGTTGAGTCGAGTAGGGAGTGTTTCTTGGAAAACTCGCAGGGCTGTTTCCCTGTGCGCATCTGACAATGCCGCCTCCACGCTGTGCGGATCATCCCATACCACCCTGTCGCCGCGCTTACCGGTCATTGACGCAACGGCACACGCCTGCCTGAATCCGGTGCTTTCGTTTTCGTAGAAGGTCTTTTGATTCTGATCACTGGTAAGCGCCAGTGGCCAGCGGGCCTGATACCAGTCAGACATGATGAGATTGCGCATCTTACGGGTGTCCCTGACTGCCAGACCCTGCTCATGGGACGCCCCGATAAATCTGGTGTGCGGCAGATTCTTTGGCCCCCACTCCCACGCAGGCCAGAACACACTGGTTAGCGTTGATTTCATCGTGCCGGGGGGGATGTTGATTAGTAGGCGGGCAAGGTCGCCGTATGTGATGGCCTCAAGATGATCGCAAATCGCATCTACATGCCACCCATGGATATATGGCTGGCCAGGCTCCAGAACATGCCATGCCTCTTTGACAAAGTTGGCGAGGGACCGGGAGCAGTACTCTCGCTCAATGCTCAGCCAATCATCATTGCTCAGCTTGATCGCGGCGGGCACGCATTAGCTCCTCAAGAGCGCCGTCGGATAGCTGACTGGTGTCGATGCCGGGTTTTGGCGTCATTGAGCCGTCAGGGCTGGTATGCTCCTGAGCGATGCGATCAGAGTATCCGTGGTTGGCTAGAACCAGCTTCACAATGGTGCTATTCAGGTTGCCTGCCAGCCCTCCGTTCAGCGCCAGATGCTCCTGCATGATCTCGACCGCCTCTAACGTGTCCGAAAACGCCGGATAGGACTCTGCCCATTCGTAGCTGGTAGACCGGCTAATACCAAGATAACAGCACAGGCCAGCTCTTGACGGCACCACATGGCCGAGACCTTCAAGCTGATACAGATACTCGTCTGCCTTCGCTTGAAGCTCTTCTGTGTACTTGGATGGACGGCCAATGGCCTTTGATTCAGTCATACGACGATATTAGCACAAAAAGAACCCGGCTCAAGGCCGGGCGGGAAAATGGCTGCCGGTTTGGGGTTGAGGGGAAGGGAGGCAGCCTAGAGATTAAGTAACCCGCCGGGGTGCGCACTGTTAGGAGGCGTGGCGGGTATTGTTGCTGGTAGGCTACACCAGAATTGCCGTTATGCCAAGCGCCAGTGACAGCAATACACCAGCCACCACGCCAGCGGGCGTTCCGTGCTTGGCTGCCACCATGGCAGCGATGGCGCAAGTGGCTGAGAATAGGGCTAGGATGGTGTTCATTGCTTGCCCTGCCTTATCGCTGCACATATGAATCCAGTACACACGATGGCAAGAAAGGTGTAGTGTTCGACTTCGCTGAGCCTCTTGCCTTGGGCTGCGGTTATTACACAGAAAAGCAGCGATACCGAAAAGCATACCAAGTCTGGCCTAATTCTCACCCCTCTACCTCCTCTCTCCGCTTAATCCGCTCCATTACTTGACCAAACTCGTAGCATATTCCAGCAAGTAAAGCTTTGGCGCGACCCAGATTTGAATGGCCGTCATGACATTAGTACTGACCATGAATCCGATAAAGGCAATTAACCCAGATATGATTTTCGGGACCGGGCTAACACAAAAATCATACTTCATACTCGTTGAGCATCTTACCTCAGGAGTCAGCCACACCCAATCCTCATCTTCCTCCTTTGCCTTTTTTGCCATCTTTGCCAGCGAAGTGCCATATCTCCACACGGCAACGGAAATGGCAACCATCAATAAGCCGACCAGCGCATAAATGCAGCTTTCTAGAGCCTTCCACATCAGTAGCTGCTCCACCACGTCTGGAATCTGCGCCTGACTGAACTCAACCGCCTTGTCCACGCCGTCAACGGCTCGCTGCAATAACTGCACCAGAATTTCATTTGCCGTTTCTTTTGCTTCACTCATTGCTTTCTCCTTGGTTTGCTTCGTCGTGTTGTTTAACCCGCTCCACCATCTCCTCCATCGTGCGCATATTGGCCAGTATCTTCCTTGCCTGCTTGGCGAGCATGTGCAGCTCCTCCGTGGGCGTTACCGATGGCCCGCGACGTAGCACCAGGGTTAGGCCGTGATGCGCCTCCATGCGCTGTAGGAGCTTCGTCAGTGCCGTCTGGCTGCTCCCCATGCCCTTGGCCGCTGACATGAGCGTATGGCCGTCAGAGAGGAGCGTGATTAGGGTTAGTTGTTGTTTGGTCACACCTGCACCCCTTCCGGCACCCAACCGGTTAGCTGTTCGATGGATTCCCATGTGGTGGCTTCGTTGTCGGCTTGTTTGGGTTGGAGTTTGCGTACTGCGTCACACCAAATGTCACCAATGCCGGATGGCCCGTCGATAGAGATCTCAGGCTTACCTGGAAAGAGAAGCGGATGCGCGTTTGGCCCAATAACCACCGCGTAGCCGTCTACGCTCTCCGGCTTGGCGCCAGCCTCAACAATCACCACCCTATCCCCAGCCCGCAAAGGCTGGCCGTCAATGTCGTATCCGAGGCAATCACTCATCCTTCCATCTCCTCACTCAGTTGCTCCGCCACAAGCAGGCACTTGGCAACGTCTACGTTAATATCCCATTCCCGGCGCTTGTAGGTCGCCAGCCAGCTATCCAGGATGTGCTTTGCCGGTACGCTGCCGCCGCGGTGAGCGCCCATGCGGTGGCCGTCCCGCTGTGCCAGTCCTCGCAGGTACAGGATTTCGTCGTTTGTGGTCCAGACTGGGTTGTCTGAGGGGTAGTTAGTCATTGGGGGTCTCCCAGTGCTTTGGCTATGGCGGCACGACGGGCTTCGCCGGGCTCATTAAGAAATCGGCCCCACTCCTCTTGCGCCTCCTCAATTGAGACGCTTCGTAGAGGGTCATCTTTACCGGGAGCCAGATAGCCGTGGCGTTCATAGAATTCATCTGCCAGACGCTCGAAAAATTCTGTATTGCCCTCTCCTGGTTGCTTGCTGCGACGTTCTGCGAATAGAGCAGCTTCCAGCAGGTCATGTGAGGCGGCAGCCAATAGCGCATCAGCAACGTCTGCTGACGGGTCTGTTTCGCAATTTGATACGAAACAGGTGACCACCTTGCCGCTGGGGTCGATCACGCATGTGCCGCCCTTCATATGGACATCCCATGGCCCCGGCGTTCCCTTGAATTCTTTCATCTCTATCTCCTCGTTGTTGGTGGCCGACTTAGTGGGCGGCCTGTTCTGCCATGGCGGCGCAGCTCAGTTTGAACGCCATTTCTTGCGCTTCGGGGCTGTTGGCCGCTTCGTCAAAAGAAATGCCCATAATGTCGGCGGCGGTTTCGAGTGACTGCTTTACCAATTCGTTCATGCTCATGTCGGTTCGTCCCATCTCTCTACGTTTCGCTTCGATGGGCTAACTATGCCATCCGGGCATGATGCTGTCACGGGGATTTATAGATCGTTTTGGAATGGATGGGGCGGCGGTTATTCCGATGCTCGGCGTTGGGTGGTCATCTTTGGGTGGCACACTTTATATTCAGCGAGAAACCAGCAACGACGCGGCCCAGCATGTTAGCAACCACTTAGGTGGCACACTTTTGTGCCGGGTGGCACACTTATTTTTAGCTACTGTGCCACCTGTTTTCCTTTCAAATCAACGAGTTATGTCAGGTGGCACGGTTGGCACACTTTTTTTCGTTTGATAGACATGTAAGAGAATAGAAAAATACCCATCCATAGCCACCTATACCTATATATATATCTCTTACGTATCTTTATTTATTTATTGTGCCATTCGTGACACTTTGGAGTAAGTTGTTGATTTTATTGGAAAACAGGTGGCACACTACCCGGCACACTACCCGGCACACTTTTGAAAAAGCGTGCCACCCTAAGCCGCAAAACAGGCACGCTAGTGCCAATTTCACAGAAACGACAACGGCACGCGAACCGCCCGCGACCGAGTGCCAGCAAACCGAACCGGATTCAATTCCGGCATTGATCCAGGTATCCGGCACAGGACTCGACGCCATCCAGCCGCCCATGGAGTGTCACGTAGCACTCGCTCGAGCTCTGTATGCGTGTTGGCGAAGACAAGCGCGTCACCATCAACCTTGATGCCGTACCGGCTTAGTATGTCATTGGCTTCCTTGGCGCTAGTCTCGCCAAGCCCGCCGCGACCCATGGCACAGTCCACGATCTCACCGATAGCCCGCGTCAGTGCGCCATGGTGAGAGGAGTCGAAACGCACTTGAGTCTGCATGATCTTCATCAGCAAGGATTCCTCATCGCTCACCTGCTCAGCTTCCTTGGCGTCTGAGAAGTCCAGCGGCATGACGTACTGCCTTGCCTTGTCCATGCAAAGGCGCTCGTCGGACTCGAGCAGCCATGCCCCGGCAAGCAGTGTGCCCACCTGATCGCCGATACGCTGACTGCCAAGCAACTCGGCAACGGCCTTGGCCAGTGTCTTAGCGTTATCCCGCACCACCGGCATGAGGCGATACGCACGCGCCCGGATAGCGGCACAGTATTCCGGGGTCAACGTGTTTCCGACATGAACAGAGAAGGCGTCGAATCGATCTATCTCCTCGGTTGTCTTGTCTGGTGCCTCAATAGTCAGCACCGAAAACCGGCTTTCGTCAGCGGCCTGTGACAACGCCACGTTAACCGACCCAAGCAGGAACATGGATCGCATACGGAACGCCATGCCTTGCCCCCCTGCCGTGCCCTTCACGATTTCCGCGCTACTGTCGCTGCTCGACTGTCTGGCCAGCTCGATAACCGTTTGCATGCGCTTCTGGCTGCCTTGGTTCTCGCTTTCGGCCTCATCGAACACGATAGCCCTGGCGTCCTGCTTGAGCCGTTGACGGATGCCAGCCTCAGTGGTGCTGCCCTGCACGATCATGGCACCTGCGCCCAGCATGGGGCCGATGATGTTGTCTTGAATCCATGTCTTGCCAGCCCCCCGTTGCGCCGTTAGCCAGATGTGAGGACGCCACTTGAGCGCCCCGCAGATCGGGGCAAGGACCGTCCAGCCAGCCGCCATCCTTGCGTGAACCGGCTTGCTCCAGTTAAGGCCGTCGAATATCGCCAGCAACGCCTGTGCGTCGGCGGCTGTAGCTGGCACCGCGTCCATGCCGGTTTCCATGGGGGCCTGCCGGGTATAGATGAACCGGCTCCGAAGGTCTGCGATTGCGGTTGCTTGGCCGTCCACCAGCAAGCGGTCGCCCAGGTGAAGTACGGCGCGGCCTTCGTCGTACCACGCGCCACGGCCTCGCTCGCGCTCAGGGCTGTAGATCCCCCGTGCCTCGCACATGCGCATGCACGCCGACGCAGCCGTGTGCCAGTCGCAGCCTCCCTTCTCCTTGGGGTAGGCGTGATCCCACCACTCGACGGGCGCGAGAGACATCATCTCGGCGGGCGATGTGTGCGCCCCCCTGCGTATCTCGGCCACCTGCTCCGTGCCGCGAGGCAGGTAGTAGTAGCTGTTTCCGCTATAGCCAAGAGCCACGAACGGGCCTTTAGGCGGCGACGCGTCTGGCGTCGGATCAACGGTATTGCTGGCCATCAGCTCGGCGGCTTCCTTGGTCGGCTTGGCTCGCTCTGAGTGCGTCGGCTTCATGCCCATGGCATCAGCCGCAGCCTTGACAGCCTTGCTAGCGTCTCCGCCATGGTCGTACTCGCAGAACAGGTCGAAAGCGTTGACCGGCTGGCCTGACTCCTCGCTGCATAGCGGGTCACTTGCGTGATGTATCCAGCATGTTTCTTCGTCTGGGAATAGCACGACACCCGGCAGCCCTGTTGTGGTGTGTGGCGAAAGGTAACGCTTTCGACCGATTCGCTTGTATCCGTACCGCTCAAGCTCGGAGCGTAGGTCGTGGCGGCTGGTGTACTCCTCGATCACGCTAGCTCCCTGTTGGCGCTCACGAGGGGGCTTGCTCGGTGCTGGAGGAACAGGATCGTCCACCCACGGGCAGGCGCTCGCCAATTGTGGCTTGAAGTCGCCCCACGCTCCCCAGATAGCCAGAAGCCAGCCGGGAGGCTCTGGCCACTCGTTGCCGGGTTTCGGCGGCTGAACGATCCAGCGGTAAGGCTTGCCGGTGTCTGGGTGAATAGACGGCGGGGCTACGTCCTGACGCGCCTTACCGTCTGTGGCCGCACGCAGCTCGAATACCGTGTAACGCTTGGTCGGGTCTGCCTCAGTAGGCCAGTTGAGTTTGGCGTAGGGAAGGTCGGCACCGGCAGGCACGCGGAACATGACCCGGCGCCCCTTGGTGGACCCTTGGATGGTGGGGTATTCGGCCAGCGCGTCGGGGGGGATGCCGAACTCGTCCAGTACCACGGCAAACGATTCGTCGCAGTCGATGTCGAGGCTGCACAGACCGGACGGGCCTAGAGCCAGGCCCATGTTCCAGTCTGCATGCTCGCTGTAGAAATCCGCGGCTGCGTCCGGGTCTGTAATGGTTTTGCTGCCCCAGTCGTTAACGCTGGGGAACTTGCGGCCTGGCTCGATGGGAACAAGGGCGAATCCGTAAAGCTCGGTATAGCGGCGGGCGTACCAGTCTATTGTTTTGGTTGTCATTCGTCGGTTCCTTCGTCAAAGGGAGTCGATAGGGTGGCGGCAGGCAGTGACTAGCTGCTTTTCGTCTGGCCGGACTAGCCGCCGATTAACTCTAATGCTTCCTGTGGGCTTCTCGCAATACCTGCGATGCCGCCAGCGTTGCGCACGGCTTCGATGAACGTTAGCTGTTCCTTGGTAGCACGGCCTTTGGGTGTCTTCACCTCAACGGCGAGGAACCGCCCGTCAGGTGCTATGCCTATGATGTCGCTGGAGCCGACGGCGAGGCCGAAACGAATCATTCGGGCGTTGGTTAGCGTTACCTGGTCGCCCGCTTGGTGGATTACCTTGCCTACCCATGCGCCGCTGGTCTCGTTGCGCCAGATGGTACAGCCAGCCTCGGATAAGGAGATCATAATTCTGCGCTGGATCGCGGTTTCTTGGTTCATCCCCTCAGCTCCCGTTCAATCTGTTTGGCCTGCTGGAATTCGGCAGGGGTTGGCTTGCGCCCTTCACGGCTTGCGGTCGTGATTGCCGCCCATGCCCCAGGTTTTCGCATCTCGCGACGGATACCCAGCGCCACCAGTTCGCGCAATGTCCGCGCCGCGCCCTGCTCCCGCTTGCGTTCCTTTCGTGCCCTTTCAAGGTCGATCTTTTGCAGCTCGCCCTCGATAATCTCAAGCTCTCGTTGCGGTTGCTTCTGCACAGGGGCACCGCACTTGGGGCACACTGAAGGGCCGGGCCGGAACACGGCATAGCATGACTGGCACTGCTGGATGGATACGTCCGGCTCATCGTTTGCCTTGCGTTTTCCTTTCTTGCGGCCCTCTAGTGACCACTCTCGTGGGTCGTCTGGCAGACCGTGGCGATGGACGTTGCCGACGTGATCCAGCAACAACAGACGATCCTTGCCCGGTGCTGGTCGAAGCCCTCGCCCCACGCCCTGCATCCAGATAATAAGGCTCTGTGTTGGGCGCAACCACTGCACCACCTCGATGGCCGGAATATCGACACCCTCGATTAACAGGTTCGTGTTTGTCAGCACCAAAGTCTCCCCTCGCTCGAACCGTTGCAGCACGTCCTCGCGTCCGGCATTACTCATGGTGCCGTCGAGCGATTCAGCGGATATGCCTGCCTGCCGGTACTGTTCGGCAACGTGATCGGCGTGCTTGATGCCGACACACATCACGACGCACCGCTTGCCCTTGGCCAGCTTGCGGTAGTGGTTCACGGCATCGCCAGTAATGGTCGGTTTATCCATCGCCGCCTCTGCCTGCTCCTTGGCGAAGTCACCGGCACGAGTCTGCACGCCGGTTGCGTCGAACATAGACGGCGGCGCGAATATCTCATAGTCAGATAGATACCCGGCGTCGATAAGCTGGCGAACGGAAGGCCCAACGATTAACGATTGGAATATGTCAGCCAGCCCCTTGCCGTCTGTCCGTTGCGGCGTCGCAGTAAGCCCGACCACCTTGGCGCGGGGGTATGCCTCAAGAATCTTGAGGTACGTTGCCGCCGCCGCCCTGTGCGCCTCGTCGATAATAATCAAGTCTGGCTCCTCGTACTGATCCAGACGGCGCACCAGTGTTTGCACGCTGGCTACTTGCGCGGGTAGTTTCGATGCACGCTTACCGGCGGCCACCATGCCGTGTTCAAGGTGCTGCTTCCATAGCGCCTTTCCGGTTTGCTGTAGTAGCTCGTTCTGGTGGACGCAGAAAAAAGAACGCTTACCCTGCGCGGCTGCGTTCTTCATCATCGTAACCGTAAGCGCGGTTTTGCCTGCCCCGGTTGGTGCCTGCATCAGGACAGACTGATTGACTCGCAGCGCCTGCCGTGCCTTGTCGATTAGATCATCTTGGTATGGGCGTAGAATCATTCGATGGACTCCAGGTAATCCGAAAGCTTGCGCACCAACTCATACGATGGCCGCTCGGTGATACCTGTGACGAACCGGTAAAGGGCGTTGTAGTGAACGTTCGCGCTTTCGGATACTGCCTTTAGATTGGCGTCCTGTAGGCGTCGTTTGATGGTTTCTGGTGTTAGCATGATTTCCCCTTTCGTTAATATGTTTGCGGCGGTGTTGCAATCCTAACCGTTTTTGATTAACGTAGTCAAACCAAAACAAGGGAGGCACCATGAAACCAATCAAATACGAAGCTTGGGACGGCAGCTATCCGGCAGTGGTGCTGGGCATGCCGAACAGCGATTACCACGCGCACCCGGCAATCAGCAAATCAGGGCTTGATCTGATCCACCGCAGCCCGGCGCATTACCAGTACGGGGCAAAGCGTGAAGCAACACGCGCCATGGCAATCGGTAGCGCCATCCACTGCGCCATTCTTGAGCCGGAGCGGTTCTCAGTTGATTACCTGTTGCTGCGTGACGTGAAAGACCGACGAGCCAGCGAGTACCAGCAAGCCTGCAAGGTGCATGACCCGGAATACGTCCTAACCCGCAAGGG